ACAGATTGCTCCAATTTATAACAAAGGAGCTTATCAATATATAACTGAAAACGATTTAGAGACTATCGGGAGGTAGTTATGCTTATTTGTACAATAGAAATACAAGATGGAGAGCGACAATATACCGCATGGGATAATTTAGATAGTTATACTTATGAAGATTACGAGAGCGGAAAAATCACTGATCGTATGTTACTTTCCGATTTCTTTCATGTCGAGTTAGAGGATAGCGATCGAGATGATCCTGATCAAGAACGGTACTGGATTCATGGTGAGATGATCGTGTACATTGGAAAGGTTAGTTCTATTACAGAAGAACATTTAGAAATAGTAAGGAGGTATGTATGAACGATCCAGATAAAATGAGACTGTTTTTCTTGATGGTCTTTGTGTTGTTAATTATGACATCGTACGTGGTTTTGTTTTAATTAAGCTCAACTCCCTTGGGCTTGACCCTCGGTCAGCGGTTCGTTGATCGGGGGTTTTTTATGCCTATTAATCTATGTGTATTGTTATTCTGAAAATTAAAAAAGTTTTTGAAAAAAGTTTTGCAAAAGTACTAATATCTCTAATAAACTAATAGATTCGTTCTACAAGTCTCTTGGTTAAGAGGTTCTTTGGTTTTACAAAACTAATAGATTTCTATTACTCTATTAGAAACTATGGTAAGATTACCTAGAGGGCACAGGAAAACTATTTATTTGTTAATAAAACTAATATGATTGTAATAACTTTATGCACAGCTCGGAGCTAAGATGAAACAGTTGACATATACATCATTGATGCCAACAGAAGACGGTAAAGGATTCGTTGATGAAAACGGTAAGATTTGGCAGCCACTCAACTCTAAACAAAAGAAATTTTGTAAAGAGTACTTCAAAGGACAAACCGCGACTGAAGCAGCAGTAAAAGCAGGATATACGAAGGATCGCAAGGGTGCGAAGACACAAGGCAGTGTATTACTAAATCATAACCCAGTTGTAAAGAATTACTTGATCGACTTGGAAATCGCAGCTTCGGAAAGAGACGCAGTTTCCCTAGAGAATCACCTCTCTACCCTCCACGATCTACGGGAGGAGGCAAAAGACCAAGGTCAAATATCTGCTGCCATCACAGCCGAGGTTCATCGGGGCAAGGCAGGTGGACTATATATCGATCGACGCGAGATACTTACCGCGAAAATCGATTTGATGTCCAAGGACGATATACTCGATCGACTCGAGAACCTAATCAAGAAAAGAACTTTGGATGCAAAAGTTGTTGAAGGCGAACTAGCCACGGACTGAGTCGCACGAATCGCGGATCGACTCTATCGGTCTACTCTACACTCTACTCTACTTGCTCTACTCTATCCACTGACCACTGTCCCCTGACCCATTCCCATACACTGATAGCCACTCGTGCGAATCGCCCAGGATTGTGTAGCATTCGGGCGAATCATAGGGTTTTGATGGCAAAATCTTTTTATTCTTTTATTCTTTTATTGCTTTACAAGTAAAGGAGTTTAAGGCATGATGACTGTATCAATTAAGTAAAGCGGTTCTTTTTTGATACCTAACTAATATTAACCGCTGAGGAAAAGATTATGAATAAATCTAACCAAAAAACTGCCACTCCTAAAGTGGTTTCTTCTAACCCTTTCAAGCCGACTGGTAAAAGTGGCGGTGGAGTTGCTCAGACGATGACTCTGACTCTTACTGAGAATGCTCAGCAAGATATGGTTGTTGCTCCTAGACAAGTCCAGCTTGTTCTAGCTTACTTGCACGAGCAAGGTGGCTCAGCTACTGTCAAGCAGATTGATGACTTCTCTGTCACTGCTGATGGTGACATTGCATGGTGTAATGCATCAGGCGATGCTTATGAGCAGACCCCGAGCAAGATCCTCAGAACCTACATCAGCAAGATGCGAGGTGCAGATGACTGGGGCAAACATGGTGTGAAAGTCTTAGTCAGCTAAGACCACACCACCCACCAAAGCCCACTACTCAGTGGGCTTTTTTATGTCCGTGATTCAATGATCACTCGTGCGAATCGCTCACTCTCTACTGACCCCTGATCCATTCTTACCCCTGACCATAGCTATCGACCCTATCCCATTCCCACCTCAGATTGCAACACGAGACCCCCATACCCCCTTTTTCGTGCGAGTCGCGGGTCCCACCCGCCCTCCCTTGGTGTTGGGCTCTCTTTTGCAAGTAGTTTACAAATAAGTCCCTAGTGAAAAAATTTTGCGAAAAAATTTTTTACGATTATACTTTTGGGATGGGTTTTAAACTTAGCTTGGTTCTTGGAGGTCTATTGGCGGCATCTTTGGCGGGTTCGTGGTTCTTATTAGACCAGATATCTACGCTCAAAGGTAATCAGATAATCCTGGAAACAAAAATATCCGAGCAAAACGAATCCATCAAACAATACCTAGCGAAACAAGAACAGCTGTCCGCGAGTCTTGGTACGTTAGAAGCTGAAAAACAAAACGCACTTCGTGAAGTAAATAAATTAAGAAATACATTTGCTAAGCACGATCTGGATAACCTTGCACTAAACAAACCTAAACTTGTTGAGAAGATGGTTAACCGTGGTACTAAACGAGTAATAGATAATCTTGTAGAGTTGACCACGGTCAGCGAGGAGGAGCCGAGTGGATGAAGAAGGACCGATTGAAAAAATTTAGTATTATTGCGATGTTCGCGGTCAGTGGTTGTTCGTTATTACCTACAGCTAAACCGATAGATGTTAATACGATCGCATTACAAGCACCGATGTACCACCCACCGTTACCCATGGAAATCCAAGCGACCGAGGTAACATTTGAAGTGTTAACTCCAGAGATCATGGAAGAATACCTACAACTCGTTAAAGACGGTAAAGCTCCTGCGGTTGCATACTATGCGTTGACCACACAACAATACGAAAACCTTTCGATGAATATGGCAGAGATCACACGTTACACAAAGAACATTTTAGCGATTGTAGAGTATTATAGGGAATACGATGAGTAAAGGAAGTAAACGTAGACCAGAAAAAGGTAATAAATACCAAGATAACTGGGAAAAAATATTCGGGAAGAAAGATGCCAAAAACAGTACCAAAGTTCAAAGAACCGCTAATATTCGGGTATTACATACACGCTAGACCTGAACTAGGTGAGATCAAATGGCAATGGTCAGATCAACGTAAACAGTTTTGGGAAGATTGGATTCCTAAAGATAAAGATCTAATTATTCATACCAAACTATCCGCGGACCACGAACAGTTGTTCAGGGATGCTTTCTGGCAAGACATGGAAGATGAAATACGGAATACGAAAGATAGTCTAAATTTCAGGGCTAGGCAGCGACGAGCTAAGAAAAAAGTTACCGCGAACCAAGGATCCCACTCACCGTCTTAACTACTTTACTTCTTAACGTTTTACATTCTGTTGGTAGTTAGCTTATACTTCGAAGATGGCTACCCCTGAATCCATCGCAGCACCTATAGAAAACCAAGGTTTGATGGATAGATACCTTGATTATATTCAAGGCGATCCGATAGCTCAACAAGTTTCAGGCGGTGATCCGCTGAAAAAAGCCCTTCGTGGTATATCTGAATTTATTCCTGGAATCTCAACAGCACTAGCTGAACGTCGTGGTGATAAGTTCGGTGAAGCTTTATCGTATTTAGATTACCTCGGTCCAGCAGGTGGCGGGGCAAAACTAGCGGGAATGGGTTTATTAGAAATGATAAGTCCGCTTATCGCTAAATACGACGAACAACTCAAAAAACTAAAATTTGATTACGACAGGGAAATGCGTAACGCACAAGGGAGCGATGGATCTGCGGCTCTTACCGCAGCAGATAAAATCAAAAAGAAGATGGACGCAGTTGAAAGAAAACGTAGTGCGGCTATCGTAAAAGAACAAGCTAAAGCACCTACGGTTAAAACTCCTAAACAAGGGGAACTAGACCTGAGTGCTAAAGAAGGTATCGAGTCTTTACTAAATAAAGAATTATTAGTACACAGCAGTCCGAAAACAGGTATTAAAAGTTTACAACTTGATCCATCAGGATCTTCTCCTGGAGGTGTTTACCTTAACAGAAGTTTTTCTGATCCTAGAATTTTTGATTATGCCGAAGGCTTGGTGTCGCAAGGAAGTCCTAAAGGTGCTGCTTATTTAACTAGACCTAGATTTTCTAAAACATTAGACGCAGAAAATATTGATCAAAATACTTTAAGTAGGATAGACGAACTTATTGCAGAGTTTCAACCTAAAGGAGCTCCTACACCTGAGAACACTAATACTCAATATATATTACAAGGTTTATCAAGAAATAAAGCTAATGAGAATATGTATTTCCCGCATGGTTTTTCAGACGAACTTAATACAACTATTGCTGATCTCGGTTTTGATTCTTTACGTTATCCAACTAGAAAAGGTTTTGGAAAACTCGGTGAATCAGATACAGTGATTTCACTATCTCCCGAAGAAACTTTAGATATAATTGAAGAAATACCTTTTGAAGATATCTATAAAAGGATGTACGAATTACGAAAGTATAACGAATGACCTCTAACGCAGATAAGTTAGCAGCTTTACGGGAAATAGACGTTTCCCATTTATCTAAAGCAGAAGCTAAAGAATTTACGATTCTTTTAGAAGAATTAGAAAAACGTGAATTCCAAGAAAAAGCCACCAGCACTTTTATGGATTTCGTTAAATCTATATGGGCTGAGTTTATTAACGGTGATCATCACGTTAAAATGGCGAAAGCTTTTGATGATATCGCTACAGGCAAACTTAAACGTTTAATTATTAATATGCCGCCTAGACATACAAAGTCTGAGTTTGCATCACATTTATTCCCTGCGTACCTATTAGGTAAAAATCCTAAATTAAAAATTATAGAAGCAACCCATACCGCTGACCTTGCGGTTAACTTCGGACGTAAAGTTAGGGATTTAATTGACGGAGAAGAATACGCGGCTTTATTTCCTGAAACAGAACTAAAAGCAGATAGTCGTTCTGCAGGTAAATGGTTAACGAATAAAGGCGGTGAATATTACGCGGCAGGTATTGGCGGTGCTTTAGCAGGAAGGGGTGCGGATTTATTTATTATTGACGATCCACATTCGGAACAAGACGCTATGTCTGATAAAGCTTTAGAAGAAGCTTACGAATGGTTTATGGCAGGTCCACGACAAAGGTTACAACCTGGAGGTGCAATCGTTATTGTTATGACCCGTTGGAATAAAAAAGATCTTACAGGACGGTTAGTTAAGAAAATGGCACAAGATCCTGGAGCAGACCAATGGGAAGTAATAGAGTTTCCTGCAATATTACCAAGCGGTAAACCTTTATGGGATAACTTTTGGAAACTAGAAGAACTAGAAAGTATAAAAGCATCGGTTAGTCCAGGAAAATGGGCGGCTCAATATATGCAACGACCTACAGGTGAGGGTATTTCTATTATACCTAAAGATTGGTTTATGATCTGGGACGAAGAAAAGCCACCTAAATGCGATTACCTTATACAAAGTTTTGATACAGCGTTTTTAAAATCAGAAAGAGCTGACTATACCGCAATAACCACATGGGGAGTTTTTTATCCTGAAGGTAGAATCGGTGAAGAACATTATCACGGTGACGAAGCTCACTTAATTTTGATTGATTGTGTAAAAGAACGTTATGATTTTCCTGAACTAAAAGCTGAAGCATTACGTTTATATGATTATTGGCAACCTGATACAATTATTATCGAAGCGAAAGCTAGTGGTTTGCCATTAGTACAAGAATTACGTAGAATCGGTATTCCTGTAAATACTTTTTCTCCTGGAAAAGGGCAAGATAAAATAGCTAGGCTAAATTCTGTGTCTCCTATTTTTCAAGATGGACGTGTTTGGATTCCAGATAACCGTTGGGGCGAAGAACTTATGGATGAGGTTTCTGATTTCCCGAACGGAGAGAACGATGACTTAGTAGATGCAACAACTTTAGCGTTAGCTAGGTTCAGGGAAGGCGGGTTTTTGACACTTTCGAGTGATTATTTTGAAGAGGAAGAACCCTATCAAGGCGAAAGGGTTTATTATTGAGGAAAATCATACTATGATGTATTACCATGGCTATTGAAAAACAACCAATTCCTATGCGTTCTGGTTCTGAAGACCCAATCGAACTAGAATTAGTACAGCAACCCGACGAAGAAACTGAGCTTTTCGTTCAGCCTGACGGTTCTATTGTACGTGGTAGTGATATGGAAGAAGAAACACCATCTAAGTTTGGCGAAAACTTAGCAGAAATTTTAGACGACCGTGAATTAAACACTATTGCTGCAGAATTAGTTTCATCTTACGAAGAAGATTTAGATTCTAGAGACGATTGGTTTCAAACATACAGCGAAGGTTTAGAATTATTAGGAATTAGTTCTGATTCTAGGTCACAACCTTTCGTTGGAGCTTCAGGAGTACACCATCCGATCCTTGCTGAAGCAGTAACACAGTTCCAAGCACAAGCTTATAAAGAAATGTTACCCGCAGGTGGACCTGTAGATACAGAAGTTTTAGGAATTACCGATAATGCTAAGATGGAAAAGGCAAATCGTGTAAAAAACTTCATGAATTACCAAATTACGTACAAAATGGAAGAATATGACCCAGAAATGGATCAATTACTCTTTTATTTACCGCTTTCTGGCTCCGCTTTCAAAAAAGTTTACTACGATCCTGCGTTAGGACGTGCTGTTGCACGTTTTGTTAAGTCAGAACACCTTGTTGTGCCTTATTACGCAGTAGATTTACTTACCGCACCAAGAATTACCCACGTAATTCATATGAACGAGAACGAATTACGTAAATTACAAATTTCTGGGTTCTATAAAGACACTGATATGATGTCTCCAAGCAATACTTCTGATTTAACAGAAGTAGATGATAAAATTGATGAACTTCAAGGATTAACTAGAACAATAAGCGACGAAGAATTTACGTTACTAGAAATGCACGTGAATTTAGATCTTGAAGGGTTCGAAGATGTAGACGCTAACGGTGAAGAAACAGGATTAGCGTTACCTTATATCGTTACCATCTGTAAAGATAATAATAAAGTATTAGCTATTAGACCTAACTACGATCAAAACGATCCGATGCGTAAAAAAGTTGAATACTTTACTCATTATAAGTTTCTTCCAGGATTAGGTTTTTATGGTTTTGGTTTAATTCATATGATGGGTGGATTAACTAAATCAGTTACTTCAATTTTACGACAGTTGATTGATGCAGGTACGCTTTCTAATTTACCAGCAGGATTTAAATCACGAGGACTAAATATTCAACGTCATGATGATCCGTTACAACCTGGAGAGTGGCGTGATGTCGATGCTCCTGGAGGTCGGTTAGCAGACGCATTTTTACCACTACCTTATAAAGAACCGAGTGGTACATTAACTACATTACTAGGTGCTTTAGTTGATTCAGGTAAAAGATTTGCAGCAACCGTAGAAGATCCGACAGGCGACGGTAATTCCGAAGCTCCTGTAGGTACAACCGTAGCATTAATGGAAAAAGGACAACGAGTTATGTCCGCAATCCATAAAAGACTACATTACGCACAAAGATGTGAGTTTAAAATACTAAAAAGAGTATTCGGTGAGTTTTTACCGCCTGAATATCCTTATCAAGTACAAGGTGCTTCCGAAAACGTATTTAAACAGGATTTTGATGGTTCTGTAGACGTTATACCTGTTTCTGACCCTAATATCTTTAGTATGACGCAAAGAATTACATTAGCTCAGACACAATTACAAATGGCACAAGCCGCACCTGAATTACACGACTTACGTGAGTCGTATAAGAAAATGTATATCGCACTAAACATAAAAGATATTGATGCACTACTTCCACCTGAACAAGAAGTACCGCCACGTGATCCTATTAGTGAACAACAAGCAGTTTTAACAGGAACACCGATTAGAGCTTACGAGTTTCAAAATCACGAAGCTTATATAGCTGCACATAGTTCATTTTTACAAAATCCGATGGTACAACAAAACCCAGTAGCGATGCAAGCAATAGGTGCAAATATACAAGAACATCAAGCGATGTTATATAAACTACAAATAGAACAAGCGATGGGTCAACCGTTACCAGAAGTACAAACAGGACAAATGCCGCCTGAAATGATGAATGAGATTGCATTAATGGCACAAGCGGCAACACAACAAGTTACAGGTCAAGCACAAGCGATGGCAGCAGCAATGCAAACACCAGATCCACAAAGACAGATGTTCGAACAACAGTTACAACTTGAAAGAGAACAGTTGATGCAAAAAGAAGGCGACGATCAAAGAGATGCACAACTAGCCGCAATGAAAGCTGAACTAGACGCACAAATTAAACGTGAGAAGATCGAAGCTGATTTACGTGTACAAGATACTAAAGCCGCAATAGAATTGCAAGAACTAGAGCAAAGAGCTAAAGTTGATGCAGAAAAGAACTATACGGAATTAGTTAAAACAGTTCGAGAAACTCGAAAAACAAAAAACGGAGAATAATATGTATAAGAATAAAGATTACCCGTCTCCTTCTAAAAAAGCAAATAGACCTGCTCCTAGTGAACCAGCAATGGTTGACAACACTAGAACGCAATCTGTTAGTGCTGGTGAAGTAAACACAGACGCAAAAGGTAACGTTGTCGGTAAAGAGTCAAAAGTAAAAGCTTCTTACGGACAAACAAAAGGACTTCTTTGGTATAATTACATTAAATAAATGGATTATATCTTAGCTACGGAGCATTTGCTCCGTAAATATCGTGAGAGAAAAGAAGCTCTCACGCAAACGTTGGCTTCTGGAAGTATTGAGAATTTTGAACAATACCAAAGGATAGTCGGTGAAATAGCAGGTTTGAGTTTCTGTGAACAGGAAATTCAAACTTTACATTCTAATATGGAGGATGCAAATGACTAGTAAAGTCGAAACAACAACTGTTCCAGATAGGGTAGATAATTTCGGTAGTAACGGTATGGCTAAAGCAGAATTAGCTTCAGAGCCAACAATTACTCCTGATAATGTAGACTCTCATGCAAATTCGTTACCACGTCCAACTGGGTATCGAATTTTAATATTACCTTTCAGCCCCAAAGCGGTAACTAAAGGTGGAATACACATAGCAAAACAAACGGTCGATAAGGAAAGGTTAGCGACTGTTGTAGGGTACGTAGTTTCTCTAGGACCTGATGCTTATAGTGATCCACACAAGTTTCCAGAAGGTGCTTGGTGTAAAGAAGGTGATTGGGTTATCTTCGGTCGGTATGCTGGAGCTCGTTTTCAAATAGAAGGTGGCGATATGCGTCTTTTAAATGATGACGAAATCTTAGCTTGTATCGATGACCCAGAAGCAATTTTATCATAACAAACTTGAGGAGGACTCATGCAAAATAACGAAGCCGAAAAAATAGAATTAGAACTTCCCGAAGGGGAAGTTGATATACGGGAAGCCGACGTAGACGATTCGATTAAAGACGAAGTAGTCGAAGAAGAAGCTCCTGTAGAAGAAGTAAAAGATGAATTAGATGCGATTTCTGATTCAGTGCAAAAGCGTATCGATAAGTTAACTTATAAGATGCGAGAAGCTGAAAGACAGCGAGATGAAGCTGTTAATTATGCTCAAAGTGTTAACCAAACAGCGACTAGTTTAAAAGAAAAATTAAAAAATTCTGATACTTCGCTTTTCAAAGAGTACGATAACAGGGTACAATCTGAAATTGAAGGAGCAAAAAGACTTTTAAAAGATGCACAAGAAGCAGGGGATAGTGAAGCAGTGGTTGAAGCAACTACGGTTCTTTCTCGTGCTACCGCTGAAGCAGAAAATCTTAAAAGACTACAAGCTCAACAACAAGTTAGGGAAAAGGCAAAACCAGAAGAAGTTCCAGTTGAGCCTTATCAACCGACTTTACAGCCAGACCAAGCTCCAGGACCAGATCCTAAAGCTGAAGCATGGGCTGAAAAGAATGAATGGTTTGGAGATGACCAAGCAATGACATTTGCAGCATTTGGAATACATAAAGAATTAGTAGAAGAAGGTGTTGATCCGACTTCGGATTCTTACTATTCTGAAGTTGATAAACGTATGGCTGAAAATTTCCCACACAAGTTTTCTAACGAGCAATCTGCCCCCGTGCAACAGGTCGCTGCTTCTAGCCGAGGGGCTAGTGGTAAAAAATCATCACGCAAAATTAAGTTGACACCTAGTCAAGTAGCAATAGCTAAAAGACTAAATGTGCCACTAGAAGAATATGCTAGACATATTGAAGGAGTATAAAATGACCGAAGAAAATAAAACAGAAGTCAATACTGATCGTAACTCACGATCTGCAGAGACACGAGCCTCTCAAACTCGCAGAAAGCCTTGGGCTCCCCCGTCTATGTTAGACGCACCCGAAGCTCCTCCTGGATATCAATTTAGGTGGATTCGTGAAGCTACTCGAGGAATCGATGATAAATCTAATATGTCTAAACGTATTAGAGAGGGATATGAACCTGTGAGAGCAGAAGACTATCCTGATTTCGAAGCTCCTACTATTGAAAACGGTAGCAACACTGGAGTAATTGGAGTCGGAGGATTAATACTTGCTAAAGTTCCAGTCGAAACCGCAGAAGAACGTAATGCTTATTTTAAAGATCAAGCAGATACCGCGATGCAAGGTGTAGATCAAAACTTTATGCGAGAAAGTGACCCAAGAATGCCTATTAAGGATAGTGATATCCAAAGGACTTCTAAAGTCGCCTTCGGTAGTAAGCCTACCGATGCAAAGTAATTAATAATAACAATGTATATAGACAAAGGAGAAAACAATGGCTAATACAAATAAACCAGATGGTTTTACTCCCGCATACCATATGTACGGAGGTGTTATTCGCCCTGCTAAAATGAGAATCGCAAGTGGAACTAACGCATCAATCTTTTCAGGTGATGTTGTTAATTTATCTAGTGGTTATGTCATTCAAGGCACAGCGACAGGCACACCCGTAGGTGTATTTTACGGAGTATACTTCACAGCTACTGACGGCACCCCAACTTTCTCGAAAGTTTGGACTGCTGACACAGCTACCCAAGGCGGAGCAGATGCAGAAGCTCTCGTTTATAATGATCCTGCGATCGTTTACGAGGCTCAATTTACAGCTGGAACACCAGCAGTAAGTTTTATCGGCTCTAAATATACTCTTTCTACGACTGCAGGTTCCACAGTGAACGGTAGATCAAAGGAAGGGGTCACAGCAACTACTTCAAGTGGTGTAGCGTTAATGATAGCATTCGCTTCGCAACCGAGCAACGAAATCGGTGCTCATGCGAGAGGACTGTTTACATTCCCGACTAACACGTTTGCGGTTTAATCAAGGAGATAAATAATGGCGATTAACAGAGCACAGCTAGTCAAAGAACTAGTACCTGGACTCCATGCTCTCTTTGGATTAGAGTATGAGAGATATAATAACGAGCACGAAGACATCTTCGATACTGAGAACTCCGAAAGGGCTTTTGAGGAAGAAGTAATGTTAAGTGGGTTCGGTGAAGCACCGACTAAAGGAGAAGGAGCCGCAGTCATTTATGACACAGCTCAAGAATCTTTTACTTCGCGTTATACACACGAGACTGTAGCATTAGCATTTGCATTGACAGAAGAAGCAATCGAAGATAACCTCTACGATACACTCTCTTCAAGATATACAAGAGCTTTAGCAAGGTCTATGCAACAAACTAAACAAGTGAAAGCAGCAAACGTATTAAACAATGCGTTTAATTCTTCATTTGTTGGTGGTGATGGAAAAGAGCTTTGTGCTACAGACCATCCGACTGTTGCAAACGTTGATTTAAGTAACGAGCTGTCTACAGCTGCTGACCTTAATGAAACTTCTTTAGAGCAATCATTGATTGATATCGCTGGATTTAAGGATGAGAGAAACCTTAAAGTGAATGCACAAGCAAGGAAATTAATTATTCCACCTGCTTTGCAATTCGTAGCGGATAGATTGATGGAAACTCCAGGAAGAGTTGGTACTTCAGATAATGATATTAATGCAATTAGAAATATGGGAATGGTCTCAGAAGGCTACGTTGTAAATCATTATCTAACAGATACTGATGCGTTCTTTATCAAAACTGACGTCCCTAACGGATTGAAACATTTCGTTAGAAGTCCTGTAGCTACTAGTATGGAAGGCGACTTCGAAACTGGTAACGTAAGATACAAGGCTAGAGAACGTTATAGTTTTGGTTTTAGTGATTGGAGAGGTATCTTCGGTTCACCAGGAGCCTAATTCATTAACGTGAATTCATTAAAGGGGAACTTCGGTTCCCCTTTTCTTTTTGTAGGCATTCATATACAATCAAAAGACTAGGATTTATTAACTTGTTCTACAGACTGACCTAGCAGACAAGCCGAGACAGTAGAACTTATTTCCACGGAGGAAATTATGGCAAAATCAACCTTTTCGGGTCCTGTACAATCATTAGCAGGATTTATATCAGCAGGTAATGCTAACGTTGTTAGTTTAACTGCGGACACTACTTTAACAGTAGCGGCACACGCAGGTAAAATTTTAACAACTAACGATGCGGATGGTAAATTTACTTTACCTACTATCGTAGCTACTGCTCCAGGAAGAGACGATGATCCTAATCAAACAAATAACTTAGGTGCATCATTCTTTTTTG